GTAAAATACCTAAATAAATCTAAAAATATGCCTAAAACAGTAATAAAAAATATTTTTTATTCTTAAATTAGGGATAAATCCACCTTTTTTACCAAATAGTATATAATTATTATATAGTTTTCGTATTTATATCAAATATTTTAAATAATTTTTACATAATCTAATTCAAATACCTTTGGGATATTTAAAATTTATATAAAGTAAATAAATTATATTTTAAAATAATTTATATTTATATTATATAATGGGATTATTTAGTAAATTAAAAAAAGGTTTTAAAAAAGGAGTAGGTAAAATTACAAAAGGCACAAAAAGAACTTTTGGAAAAACGGTTAAAGGTTTGAAATCAGCAGGGTTTAATAAAAATTTCGGGAAGGACTTTGCTAAGGGTTTTGCTATTGCGGGTAAAGCACTTCAAGTTCCCGAGAAGTTTATAACAGCAAACGACCCACTCGCAAAAAAAATGGGTGGGTTAGGATTTTTAAGTCCTATTAGTTTAGCAGGTTCTATATTAACAGCACCCTTAACAAGTGTCGGTGTTGTAGAAGAACTCGCGGGAAGTAAAAAGAAACAGAAAAAATTAAGAAAAGGCGACGCAGATACTATAACTGATTTAGCACTTGCTCCACTTCCGTTTATTCCACTTGGAGCAGGAGGTTCTGCTGTTAAAAAAGGTGCTAAGTCCGTAGGTAAAAGTTTAAGTAGGGGCGTTAGTCGGGGATTATCAAAATTATTTTAATAAAATAAAATTTTATAATAAGTATATATATGGTTGAAAAAAGAAAGAATAAAAAAGATTTAAAGAAAAAAGTAAAAAAGAAATTAGATAAAATTAAAAAGAAAATACCTAAAAAAGAATTTAATAAAGTTGCTAAAAAAGTTATGAGTAAAGTTGATAGAACAAAGGGTAGTCAAGCAATAGGTAATATATTAGATAGATTACGATTAACCGTTCCAACACCACCTCAAATAATACAAGACCCAAGACTTCAAGCAAAAGAATTAAAAGACAGATTAGAAAGTGGTGTTAAAAAAGAATTCAATAAACCTATAAAAGATTTTAAGAATATGAAAAAAGCATATGACGAAGTTTTAAAAAAATATGAAAGTGGTAATTTATCACCCGAAGATTTATTTATCTTATATACTACTACTAAACAATTTGCTACTACTGCGAATGACTATATACCAAGTCAAGCAGAAATAGGTTCAGCATATAAAACTGTTAAATCTAAATTAAATTACTTTAAAAATTGGATAAATAGAAATCGTCCAAGCGGACAATCACAAGTAAGTGATATACCAAATACAAGACCACCTCCACCTCCACCTCCACCTCCACCTTCACAAGAACCTACACCTACACCTTCACCTCCTACTCCACCACCTACTCCGCCTCCTACTTTACAAAATATTTATGATAGTATCCCGAGTGTTAGTCCGCAAGTATTAACAGTTGGTATTGGGGCATTAGCGACTGGTGGTATTTTAAATAGATTAAATCAAGCAAATCAAAGAATTATGGGAAACGAAAGACAAATTCAAAATTTAGGTAGGGGTATTGGTAATCAATTAGCAGAAAATATAGCAGAACAAAGTTTAGGTCAAGTTATAGATAGTGATTATTCACAGACCTTAGCAAATTTAAATTCTAATTTAAATGAAATGGAAAATATATTTGACGAAGTAGTAAGTTCTAATAAAGAAACTTTAAATAATAGAAATATTAGGCAAGGTTCAGTTCCACCACTACGACAAAGAACTCGTGATACAAGATTAAGAAGTTCTATTGGTGAAAAACAAAGAAAAAGTAAATTCGCAGATAAGACTATTCCAAAAACAGAATTTAAAATTCCAACACAAAAAGAAATGGACGAGGCAGAAGTAGAACAAGAATTAGGTGTAGGTATGGTGCCTTTAACTTCAAAAGATATACGAGAAGAAATTAGAACTGAAAAAGAATTAGACCCTACTACTGATAGTTTTGAAGAACCTACTGATACAGAAGTTTTAGAAAGAATACAAGAACAACAAGAAGCACAAAATCTCGCTGATAGATTTAATAGACAAAGGGAAGAATTAAATTTACCACAAATGCCTAATGTCCCACAACGAGAAATACAAACAAGGACAGAAGAAGATATTATGGAAGGTTTATTAAATTAAAAAATATTATAAATATATATGAATAAACGGGAAAATTATACACCTCGCTTACCATTAGAAATTATATTAAGTTCTAAAAACGGAACAACTATTTCTAATTTAGACGGTCATAAATTTTATAATTTAAGCAACGAAATAGTAGCAAGAAAAGACGAAAATATTATATTACACTTAAAAAAAGCGTTTTTACCTTTTAGTTTTTATATGTTAAGTTCAGCAAGAAAAAATAATAAATTAGATATTACAGAAAAAAAAACAGATAGTTCTACTAATAGTTATACTATTACTATTCCCGACGGTAATTATAATATAACAGAATTACTTTCCCAAATTAAAAGTCTTATGGATAGTGCTTCTACTTTTAGTTTTGTATATGATATTACTTTTAGTAATATAACAGGTAAAGTAAGTTTTATAATTTTAAGTGGAACTAATCCACTTAATACAACTATTAATTTTTCTACTGGTAGCAATACAAATTTAAATTGTAATAATATAATAGGATTTACAAATACAGATATTACTTTTACTACAAGTAGTAGTGCTACAAGTGATAAAATAGTGGATATGGCGAGTGGTTTAGACGGATTACATATCAAATCTAATATTGTTGGTGAAAATATTATAACAACAGCGGAAGGCAACGATAGCGGAGCAGGTGAATTATTAGTCGTTCCAATAACGCTTGAACCATATTCTATATTATACTATACTGAATTAGGAAATCCTTTTAAACATAAATTAGCACAAAGTAGTATAAGACAAATAGAAATTAAAATAGTAGATAGTAATGAAAATATAATAGATTTCAATGGATTACCATATACTTTTATTTTAGAAGTTGAATTTGTATTTAATCCTGCTTCTACTTTAACATATATGAATAAGAATATAGATAGTGAAGTTGCTTTAAAAAATAGACTTCTTATGAATAACGAATTAGCAGATAAAATCATAAAAAAATAAATAATAATAATATAAAATCTAATGAAAATAATAGAAAGGCAAAATAATATTAAAGTATCAGGAACTAAATTTAAAACTGGTGATAGACCTGATAATTTAGAACCCTTCTTAAATTATGTGAATTGTTCGGCGATTATTGGATTACCAGGGTCGGGTAAGTCAAATTTAATAAAAACTTTATTATATGGAACAAAAGATAGTAATTTATATAATAATGTATTCAATAGTGTTTATTATATTAGTCCAAGTTTAACTATGGATTTAGGATTACCCGAAGAAAAAATAATTAGTTTAGGCGACAATGATAATCTTGCTGGAATTATACAAGAAATTATAGACAACGAAAAAGATTTAGGTGAAGACGACGAACCCCACCGAGTAGCAATTTTCTGCGACGATTGCGTTGCTTGGATTAACGGTGATAAGTCGTCTATGAGAATTTTTAAGAAGATTTGCTTCAATGGAAGGCATATTTTAGGCAAATACTCGTCCTTACAGACTTTTATAGTTTCTCAAAAAATTAAAACTATACCTTTACAAATAAGGTCGCAATTAAATCAAATATGGTTTTTTGATAGCACACAAAAAGAAAAAGAAGTGTTTGCTGACGAGTTTTTACCTATGGATATTAAAGAAGCAGAATTATTATATGACTATGTATTTGATTGCCCGTTTAATTTTATGTTTGTAAATCTACAACTTCCTAAAAATAAAAGAATATTTAAAAACTTTAATAACCTTGAAGTTAAATTAAAATAAAATTGATATATAAATAAAGTATTTAGAATTAAAAAGATAAAAAAAGATAAAATATGGTGAATTATCAAAACGGTAAAATATATAAAATTGTAGATAATACTACTGGAAATATCTATATAGGTTCAACAGCAGAAAAATATTTAAGTCAAAGATTACAAAAACATATATCTTGTT